TGACAAGATGGTGGCGATGCTCCAGAAGTGCGCCCCCAAGGTGTTCATCAACGGCCTCATCGTACTGGCCTAAGTGGCAACAACTGACAAAGCTGGGGCGGGTCTAACAGCCCGCCCCTTTTTGTAACCATGAGCCTACCCAAGTTCTACGCCTACCTCAAGGAAGGCACCAGCGCACCGCTCGTGGAAGAGCGCTACACGGGCAACCCGTGGGTCTACTTCGGTGCCGACAACCTCTTCCTCGAGAACATGCGCACGCTGGCGGACAACTGCGTCCCCTTACAGCGCTGCATCGAGATGACGGCGATGTTCATCGCTGGGCGTGGCATCCGCTTCGTCGACGAGGAAGGCAATGAGGTGGAGGCGGCGCAGCGCAAGTTCCAAGAGTGGATGCAGGACAGCACCGAGGAGGACTTCCTGCATGCGACGGCTTTGGACATCGCGCTGGCTAACACCAAGAGTTGGGTGGTACGCCGTGGCTTCGGTGGCGGCATCGTGCGTGTGGACCACCTTGACGTGTCACGCCTGCGCAGCGGCAAGCTGATGGAAGGCAAGGTGAGCAACTACTACTGGTCGGCCAACTGGAAGGAGGTCGGCGCGCGTGGTGGTGCCGTAGTGCGGTACCGCCCCATCGAGCTGCCGGCCTTCAGGATGGATGAGCGTGTGCCCAGCGCGGTCATCTATAGCAAGACCTACAAGCAGAACCGGGACTACTACGGCGAGCCGTGGTGGCTGCCTGCGGTGCCCGACGCTGAGGTGTGGGCCAAGGTGCCGGTGTTCAACAGGACGCAGATTGATACCGGTTTTAAGCCAACGGTCCACCTGCATACCTATATTAGTGCAGACACCAAGGACCTTGAGCAGTACGACAAGGACATCGAGGATGCCTACACGGGCGCCAACGGCCGTGGCATCTTCCACACCTTCGGCACGCAGGACGAGAACGCTCCGCTGCTGAACGTGCTGGCGCGTGGTGACCATGCCGGGGAGCTTGACGCCATCAGAGAGGCTGCTGAGGCGGTCATCGTGCGAGGCTATGGCGTGCCGGACCTGCTTTACCGGATGGACGTGGTGAGCGGCTTGACCAGCGCAGGCAATGCCATGAAAGCCGCTGCTGACCAGTTCATGGAAGGGTTCATCAAGCCCAAGCAGCAGATGATCACTAAGGACCTGGTGCGCCTCATGAATGCGGAGGGTATCCCGGTGTGGAATGCCGAGATCATCCCGCTCCAGTTGTTCGACGACGACACCGAGAGCGAGAATATCCGCCTGCGCACCATGACCATCAACGAGCTGCGCGAGGATATGGAGCTGCCTGCCTTCGAGGATGAGCGCGGCGACATCATCCCGGCACAGACGGCTGCGCTGCCTGCACCAACTAATACCCCTGCCTGATGGCCTGCTGTGAGACACAGATCATAAGCCTCGCCACGGTGCGCAGCATCTGCGGGCTTTCCAAGACGGTAGACGACCGCAAGCTCGCACCCTTCATGAAGCTGGCGCAGGAGGAGCTGGAGAAGGTGCTGGGCCGCACGCTCTACGATGAGCTGGACACTGCCATCCAAGCGGACCCCACGCTGGCGACCGAGGCCGACCTGCTGTCGCTCCTGACCTACGTTAAGGGACCGCTGGCATGGCGCACGATGCAGCACAGCCTCCCCCGCATGTATGCAGAGCCGACGGCTAATGGCGTGCATAGCGTCAACGGCGGTGACTACCAAAGCGTGGATGCCAAGACCTTGAGCATGCAGGTGACGCAGGCCCGCAGCGCAGCCGATGCAGGATATGAGCGGCTGCTGAAGTTCTTGGACGAGAACGTGACCACCTATCCAAGCTACAACGACAACGTGGAGCTGGAGGAGCGGGTCAACAAGATGTACCCTGGTGGCGTCATCACCCGTAAGTCGCGGTGGCAGTACCCCTATGGCATCCGCACACCGGACCAGACCAACCGCAACGTGAACCAATACGGCGAGTGCTGCGATGGTAATTGAGCGCGGCAGCAGCAACACGCTGGCGGTGATGGCGCGTGAGACGCTGTCTCCGTCCTACTGGCTCCTGCACTTCAACGACCCGGAGCGCAACGGCAATGCCTACTGCGTGGTGCAGGCAGGCAATGCCACGAGCGCGATGGTCACGCTCACCTTTGAGGAGGTGGCGAGCGGTGCTGTGGCTGCCGATGGCGAGGTGACCCTGTCGCCTGCTGGTAACTGGACGGTCACGGTCTATGAGCAGACCAGCCCGACCAATATCGACACGGACCTCGCTGACCGACTGGTGCGCGAGATGGCTGTATTCGTGGAGCAAGGCACGGCACCGGATAGCGGCTGGACTGATGAGTGCCCGACCAGCGGCACGGCCTGCGACTACGACATCACCGTGAATGTCAACGGCTCATTCGTCCAGACCATCAATGACGTGGACCCGTGCGTGGACAACACGCTCAACATAACTATCACAGCCTAATGGCAACGCTGACCGTCAATACCACGCTGGCCGATGGGGCCGTCCCCAACGCCAAGCTGTCGGACATGGCACAAGGCACGGTCAAGGGCCGTGCAGCAGGTGCTGGAACTGGAGACCCGCAAGACCTGACGCCGGACCAGGCAAGCACCATCCTTGATGGTGCCACCGACCCGTTCGTGCGCACCAGCGCAGCGGCGACAGGAGACGTGGTAGGTCCAGCATCCGCCACCGATGAGGCCATCGCTCGCTTCAACCTTACCACGGGAAAGCTGATACAGAACAGCCCGGTTCTGCTTGACGACAACGGGAAGCTGGGTCAGGTTGATGCCATCGACTTCGACACCACGCCGACCAGTGCAGCAGCCGCAGGGCGCATCCGATGGAATAGTACCGAGGGCGCACCGGAGGCAGGTCTCGCTGGCGGCAATGTCACCGCGCTGCTCGGCACCGACCTGCATGTGCTCATCTATAACAACACGGGCAGCACCATTCCCAAGGGCAAGGTGGTGCGCGTCAATGGGAGTAGCGGCACACGCCTCACTATCGCGCTGGCGCAGGGCAATGGTGACCTGAACAGCGCAGACACCATTGGATTGACGGCTGAGGCCATCGGTATCAACTCAAGCGGCTACGTCATCACGCGCGGCATCATCCGCGCGTTGAACACCAACGCCTTCAATGAGGGCGACACGCTCTATGTGTCACCGACCACGGCTGGCGAGATAGTCAACGTCAAGCCGAGCGCACCGAACCATCTGGTGCGCGTGGGCTATGTCGTCAAGAAGGCTGGCATCAATGACGGCATCATCTATGTGGACCCGCTCAACGGCTTCGAGTTAGAAGAGCTGCATGATGTCCGCATCACCACGCCTGCGACTAATACGGTCGGGCTGTTCTGGAATGCGACCGACAGCGTTTGGGAGAACTTAACCCCAGCCAACGCACGGACTGCGCTTGGCCTCGGCACCGCCGCTACGGCCAACACGGGAACTGGCAGCGGGGATGTGCCAACCACATCACAGGCCGACGCTCGCTACATCACCCCGTTCGCCTATTCGCTGCTCCCCACTTGGACGGTCGGAACGCAGGCCACCACATCCGCGACGATGGCCGATGTTACCAACACGGAATTGACGGTGCCGGGTGCTGGCATGTACGAGTTCGAGTACCGCATCACCTACAGCGCCAACGCTACTACGACAGGCGCTGGCTTCACGGTGCGGAACACGGTCGGTGGAACGTTGGATTACGGAACCGTCGAGGCCGGTGTTGATACTCAGTCTGGTGATCGCTCAACGTTTCGCGGTGGCTTCCAAACAGACATATCTGCGGCATCATCCCGCGCTACAACAGGCAACATAGGCGTCGTACGTGGCCGCGCCGTGTTCAACGCCGCATCCGCCATCCGCCTGCAATTCCGTACCGAAATCGTCACCACCACGACCATCACCGTCACCGATGTTATCGGGTTCATTCGTCGCGTTGCCTAATGGACACCACACGTATCAAACACCTCGCCGCATCCATCGTTGACCCTTCCGGGGGCGCGTGGCTGCTACACATCATCAGCGTAGCCTGCGCCGCTGCCGCATCATTCATCGTCCCGGTCAAGCACTACCTGCTCCTCATCGGAGCCTTGGTCCTCTGCGACATGTACACGGGATGGCGGGCATCCGGCAAGGTGTTCAACTCAAAGGGCATGGGAGGCACCATCGAGAAGGTCGTGCTGTACATGCTTGCCATCCTCATCTGCCGTGGCGTGGACCTCTCCTTCGGCTTGGGAGATACCTTGGGAGTGACCACCGTCACCGCTGGCGTCATCGTCAGCCGCGAGCTGCTGAGCAACCTTGAGAACATCGGCAAGGTCACAGGCCTCGACCTGGTGTCAGAGGTCAAGGCATTCATCGGCAAACTCTTCAAGCGTTGAAGCTGGACCGTGCCTATGCGGAATATCACGCATCTCGTTGTCCATTGCACCGCGACGCCACAGTCTGCGACTGTCTCCAGCATCCAACGGTACTGGAGGCAGGTGATGGGATGGCGCAGCCCCGGCTACCACATCCTCGTCCTGCCCAACGGGACGGCGATGAGGCTGGCACCGGACGAGGCGACAACGAACGGCGTGAGGGGACATAACGCCACCAGCCTACACGTCAGCTACATCGGCGGTGTAGGCACCAACGGTCGCCCGCTCGACAACCGCACACCTGAGCAGAAGGTGGCGCTCTTGCGCGTCATCAACGAGTGGCGCGCCTTGTACCCCAACGCAACCGTCCAAGGGCATCGTGACTTCCCTGGCGTCACCAAGGCCTGTCCATCATTTGATGCCCGCACCGAGTATGCTTAGAGAGGTAACCCGAACCAGCCACATCTACGAGATCACCAGCAAGCTCTCCAATATTGAGCAGTGGGTGTTCCTCGCTCCCGACATCCACTGGGACAACCCACATTGCAAGCGCGACCTGCTCAAGCGGCACCTCGATGAGGCGGTCAAGATGGGCGCCCGCATCGTCATGCCCGGCGACACGTTCTGCCTGATGCAAGGAGCCTATGACCCAAGGAAACAGAAGAGCGACATCAGGCCGGAGCACAACGTCAACCATTACCTTGACGCGGTGGTGGAGACGGCCGCTGAATGGTTCGCCCCTTACCAGCCATACATCGACATCGTGGGCCTCGGCAACCATGAGACGAGCATCCTCAAGCGGATGGAGACGGACGTGGTACAGCGCTTCGTGAGCCTCCTGAACAGCAAGGCCAAGGGCGGTCACCGCGTGATGGCTGGCGGTTATGGTGGCTGGTACACGCTGATGGGCAACATGACCGGCAGCCGCAAGAGCTATGTGATCAAGTACTACCACGGCAGCGGTGGTGGTGCTCCGGTCACCAAGGGCACCATCCAGCACAATAGGGCAAGCACCCAAACGGAGGGTGCCGACGCCATCGTGATGGGCCACGTCCATAACGACTATGTGGTGACCTATACCAGAGAGATGCTGGACGCGCAGTACCAGCCGGTGACGCGGGACCTGCTCATGATCCGATGCTCGACCTACAAGGACGAGTATGCCGACGGCCACAGCGGCTGGCATGTCGAGCGTGGCGGAGGGCCGAGGCCGCTGGGTGGGCAGTTTTTGTGCGTGCGCTTCCACAAGGGCTGGTCGGGCAGCGCAGAGCGCAAGACCAAACCCAAGCCCTCGTCGGTCGTCGCCTTCAGCAGGAGGGCAATATGACAACCACCAGCGCTGTCACGGCTGCGAAGATAACCACCTCAACGGCGTAGGCAATGCGCCCGGCGCGGTGAATGAACCCGACATTGCCGAACTCTATGTAATCGTCGCGCATCAACAAAACATCCAGCCAGTTTGGCCAACGCATGTAGAACAGAGCAGCAAACAGCCTATCATAAAGGCTGCTCCACGGCCCGATGTACCATACGCTCAGCCCACGCAGCCTATTGAGCCGGAACCGGAACACGGCGCTGAACAGGAAGGCCAGTCCGATGGCGAAGAACGGCACGCCGAAGAGCAGGCACGGCACACCAACGGCGATAGCACGAAGCACCCACTGCAACTTGTGGCGGATGTACTTACCATGGGCAATCTCTTCGGCATCGTCAGCAGCGCACCAAAGGGCGAAGGCGACCGTGAACACGGTGAGAATGATCAGTTCCATTTGTTGTTGTTTGTTGGATGGCAGTTGCGTATATCACGTAGTTAGGGGCAACTGCTACCATCTGCGGTTGAGAATAAGGTCGGTGCGTGAAGAGCCTCTGACCATTGGCCTGCCATTGCCTTTGCGATGCCTGGGAAGGTCTTGTTACGAATGCGCCTCATAGCCTCTGAACCATAGGCCAGCTTCTTGCCATCAGGCCCGACAGCATCGCCATACCAAGCCGGAAGCCTTTTGCCTGAAGGAGCCACGTAGAACTCGCCCTTGTCCACCACCTTGGTAGGCACCAACTTCGGCAGTGCCTTCAGCCAAAGGCAGGTGGTCTTACTGAACGGGTCGCCGAACTGCCAAGGGTGGATGATTTGGTCGGGCTTCCGGTACGTGCTCGACATAATGCCGATCGGGTTCTCGATCGCCACCCGTGGGCAGTCAATCCGCGTGAAGAGCATGAAGAAGTCGATGCCTTCCTGTTGCCTCCCATCGGCCCGCTTCTGCGCGAAGTGCTTGGCCCCGCTCACGGCAAGGTGTGTGCATGGGGGAAAGGCGATCACCATGTCCCACGGCTGCCCCAAGATGTCGCGCACGTCTCCCTGGTAATGTGGCCCCGGCGCATCGGTCGGCAGTATGTCGCACGAAATGGCGTCATGGCCTAATGCCAGTAGCTCATCACGCACCGTCCCTGAATGTTCGCAAGCAACGAGGATTTTCATGTCATCTGTTTTTAACCGCAGCAGCCCCTAACAAGCCAGTAAACGCCATGCAAAGCCACGGCGTTTACTGGCCGGGACGATGTTCGTCAGCTTACCCACCAAACGCGGCATTTCGCGCAGCAGTAGCTTTTGCCAACGTGCAGCGCACCCGGAATGTCGTCGGGTTGTGGGTCACTTATCAGGGTGGTACGCTCCCCGCGCCTACCGCACGAAGGGCAAGCCGAACGTACATCTACGGCTAAACGCAAGCTCCCCGCGCTTATGCCCCTACTATGCCTGCGTTTAGCCATGTCCGTTCAGCGCCATCGTCCGGTGTAGTTCATCCATGTTCCGAACCACAGGGTGAACGGTGCCATCAGGCCCAGCAATGCCCACGCGCTCTCCTCAAAGGCCATCACAATAGAAGCAATGCCGAAGAGGTGGATGAGGATGGCGGCAGGCCAAGGCGTCAGACCGAAGCCGGACCACCTGGTGATGTATTGGATGAAGGTCTCACGCATGGCGATGAGGTGGATATCGGTAAAGCAGGAACATCGCGAGGCACAGCACGGCAAGCACCAGCGCAGCAGTGCGCCACCAATGGTGGACCTTGTTGATCGTCGGGCATGGCACCACGCGGTCCACGGTCACCGTGACGGTGTCCGCCTTGACGGTGCCGATGACATCCAGCACCACCTTGGCCGTGTCGCAGGGGCTGCCGGTGGGCACCCTCACTATCTGGACCGTCTGCCGGTCGTTGGTGATGGTGATGGTATCGTGCTGCGTCAGCGTGTCACGGACCATGACTGTATCGGCCGGCACCACCACGGTGATGGTGTCCGTCCGATGCAGCTCAGGGTGCTTGGACAGCAGCCGTTGCAGGCGGCGCTCCGGTGAGCAGCCTACAAGCAGTACGGACGCGAGGAGGAGGAAGCGGGTTTGCATGCCTCTAAGGTACGGTTGATCTGCTCCTCTGTCCAACCACGCAGGCGGCGCAGCTCGACCCACGCGCTGAGGTACACCTCGTTGTGGCTGGGTGTGACCTGGGGGCGGACGGTGGACCTGATGCGGATCATTGCTGGATGGCTTTGAGGAGTTGCATGGCGGTGGAGTAGTACACGTCGCCATCGCCACGCAGGAAGGTGTGGACGGTGGACTTGGGCGCACCGGAGCGGCGGACCAGCTCGCCGATGGACCATTTGCGGGCACGCAGCTCGGCCTTGATGGCCTTGCGGAGTTTGGGTGTGGTGTTCATGACGGCAAACCTACGGCAGGCCGCACCGACCGTGCAAGCTATTTTCGTTCGTGGTCGAAAAATGTCACTTTGTGTACAGGAATGTGACGAGTGGTGTACATTGGTGTTGCACCGTGTCCGGTTCGCCGTACATTTGGGCCATCAACGAACAACGCCATGTACGCCAGCATCAACATCAAGACAGGGGACATCGAACTCGCAGTCTGGAACAACCACACCGACGACGAGATGATTGTCACCACCGCCAACCTGCACGACATTACCAGCCAGCCGGTCGAGGATGGCAGCCCGCGCCGCTGGTGCGAGATGCCTGAGGACCTGATGCGTGAGCATGTGGAGACCGTGCTCGACTGCAAGGCATCAGACATGGGCTACACCCTCCGCGAGTTCTACTGGTTCTAACCATCAACACCACCATCAATATGGAACGCTTTGACTACCTCTGGGCCACCTTCGTTCAACGCGTGAGCGATGCCCGCACGACCAACGACCGGAAGGCGATGCTGGCTCTGCGCCTCGCTGATGCCCTCGACCGCCTCGACATTCTTGCCCGCTCTGCACAGAGCTTCCGCAACGCAGGCTGCAGCATCCCTGAGCGGAACCGCCGCAACTACCGCCTGACCAAGATCCGCATCAACCTCCTCCTCGATAACATCTAACCAGCCATGAGCATGACCAAGAACTCCCAAGCTTACCAGGACTACTTCGCAGAGCGCGACTATGACCTGGAGTACCGCGAGCATGCCTACCTCGCCGAGCGCAACTACCTTGAGCACCTGCGCAGCAGGCTCATCGAGGACCTCAAGCTGTACGGCGACCACATGATGCAGAGCCTCACCATCGGCGAGAGCGACCGCATCAGCACCAACAACTGGCGGGTGACCCGCATCAAACTGACCGAAACCGAGGCGAAGCTCGCGGCCCTCAACGGCGAGCGCAATATCAACAAGTAGTAGACATGGACAAGAGCATTCTGACAATTGATGGCATGGAATACGTCCGCAAAGATGCGCAGGCTATCGGTGATGTGCGTATCATCGTTGCCGACCGTGGATGGGTGTTCGTTGGCAACTGCCACGACAATGACGACGGTAGCGTGACAATCACCAACTGCCGCAACATCCGCTTGTGGGGGACTACACAAGGACTTGGTGAGCTTGTGAATGGGCCGCTTCAAGACACCAAGCACGATGCTTATGGAACCGTTCGATGCACGCCAATCGTGACAATTGCAGTCAATAAAGGATGGTGATGGATAAATACATCCTTTTGCTCGGCAACGGCGACGGCACCGGCTACGCCTACGGCTACGGCGACGGCACCGGCTACGGCTACGGCGACGGCTACGGCTACGGTGACGGCAACGGCTACGGCGAGGGTGACGGCTTCGGCAACGGCGACGGCACCGGCACCGGCTACGGCACCGGCGACGGCGACGGCTACGGCGACGGCACCGGCGACGGCTACGGCTTCGGCGAAGGCACCGGCTATTGATAACACCGAGGCGAAGCTCGCGGCCCTCAACGGCGAGCGCAAAATCAACAAGTAGTAGACATGGAGAACAAGAAGCAACTGGAGGAGATGACGCTCAAGAACGTGAGTGTCAAGTGGGCCAAGGTCCACGAGCCGGGCAAAGCCTACGAGGACACCGCGCCGAAGGAATGGAGCATCAACTGCTACGTCAACGACGAGGACCGCGATGCGCTGATGGCACGCGGATGCAACCCGAAGGAGGACAAGGACGGCAATGAGTACTTCATCGCCAAGCGCAGCACGGTCACCAAGGCTGGTGCCCAGACGACGCCACCCATCGTGGTGGATGCCAAGAAGGCCGTCTTCACCGACGAGGTCGGCAACGGGTCCGTCTGCAATGTGGCGGTGACGCTCATCCCGTGGGCCAAGAACAAGCGCACCGGCGTGAAGCTGTACCTGCGCGGTGTGCAGGTGCTGACGCATGTGCCACACAGCAAGGGCGGTGCCGACGTGTTCGACGCCGTGCCGATGGACGGGGACGTGTTCTAACGATGGAGCAGGCCACCGACGATATGGTGTGGGGCCTCATCAACAGGCTGCAAGGGGCGGAGGGGTCCAACCTCTCCCCCCGAGCAGTGGCCCGCATCCATGAGATCATCACACAATGTCAAACCAATGGCCACCCAGACCGAGGCACGCAGACTGAGCAGGCACGCTGGCTGGCCGATAGAATGTTCAGAGATGAAGATAAGTGAGACCAAGCTGAGCAACCGGACGAAGAACGCCCTGCTGGATGCCGGCATCGAGACGCTGGACGACCTGCCCAGCTACGACGAGCTGAAGCAAATACGCAACCTTGGTAAGATGTCACTCTACCAGATTGAGGAACTCAAGAAGGAGATGGAGGTCATCCCCGACAAGGTGGACCTGCGTGACTACTTCGCTGGGCTGGCGATGCAGGCATTGATAGCCGATGGCATGGATGGCTATAGCAACGTGGCGGAGCATGCCTATGCACATGCCGATGCCATGCTCAACGAACGCAACCGATGAAGAAGAAGGAACTCTTTGACCACCGTGAGCACCGCTGCTGGATAACTGGCGGAGGCCGCTCCTACAAACCTGAGACACTCTATGGCAAGCACATTGACCGTCAAAAGCAAGTGGCTGGACAAGCCGTGGGAACCGGAACCAGGAAGCAAGCAAGGCCCAGCGATGAGCTACCTGCACGACGGGCAGGTCAAGCATCTAAGCTGGGCTGAGCTTCAGGCCGGTGAGCGCGTCGGCAGCGAGAGCTACCTCGACTATGCGTTCGGGGCACAGCCGCCATCATCTGGGCGAGGCGGCTGGGAGCTGTTCGAAAACCGCCCTGGTATCACCGAGGAGGACCGACCGGACGACGACCTGATGGCTAACGGCACACATCGTTGGACCCTTCAAGACACCGCCACGCTGATACGCCTTGCCAAGCTACAGGTTGACTGGATGACCATCGCTCTTATCGTCAAGCGGACACCATCCGCTTGCAGGGCAAGATGGAATAAGCTCGTTCCGGGTTTCCAGTGAACCTACCCTCCTTCCTCCCTATATATATAGGGTAGTGACCAACTTTCGATGTTGAGCAAAAAACAAGCTTCACAAGCGGAATAGTGGAATGGACTTTATTTTTGGGTCCATGTCGAAAGAGTAGAGAAGTGTTCTAACTTTGCCGGTCCATGCAATAGGGCATGGAGGCTGGGTCAGCAGCCATGAGAAACAACGCCAAACACATCGGCCCTCACGGGCACCTGAAACTCTCTGACCGGGGTGGATGGTGAACGTGGGGGCCGACCTTTTTGCATCATGAGAGTTTACAACCAAACAAAAAATGTGTACGAGGCAGCAAACGAACGCCTTGACTACATATTCAAAAATTTTTCTCGTATCTACGTGTCATTTAGCGGAGGCAAGGACAGCGGTGTAATGCTGAACCTTGTGCTTGACTATATGAGGCGTAACGGCATCACCAAAAAAATTGGTTTGATGACGCTTGACAACGAGGCGAATTACGAGCAGTCGCTTCAATTTATGCACAGCATTGTTCGGAACAACCTGGACTTGCTTGATGTGTATTGGTGCTGCCTTCCGATTACGCTGCCATGCACCGTTAGCCAATACGCAGTTGAATGGCAATGCTGGGGAGAGCGAGACAAGGAGCGTTGGATTAGGCCAATGCCACAAGATTCCTATATCGTAAACATGCAGAACCACAATTTCACGTGGTTTAAGGAAGACATGAATTACGATGAGTTTTGGGACAGATTTGGAGAATGGTATGCACAGGGTGAGCGCTGCGCCTGCTTAATCGGCATCCGTACATCAGAAAGCCTGAACCGATTTCGCGCTATCATGAACAAGCGCAAGGAAATGCTTGATGGAAACATTTGGACAAAGCGCAACGGCGAACACGTTTATAACTGCTATCCTATCTACGATTGGAAGACAGAGGACATTTGGACCGCAAACGCCAAGTTTGAATGGGAGTACAATACCCTATATGACATCTTTTACAAGGCGGGGGTGCCTGTTGCCAAGATGCGCGTGGCTTCTCCGTTCATGAGCGAAAGCAAATCAAGCCTTAACCTGTACAGGGTAATTGACGGTCACACATGGGCCAAGCTATGTAGCCGCGTTCAGGGCGCAAACTTCGCGGTCCAATATGGCAAGCAAATGGGCTACAGGAACTTTAAGCTTCCGCCCAACCATTCGTGGAAATCATTTGTAAAGTTCCTTCTTGATACTCTGCCAAAAGAGGTGTCTCAAAATTTTAAGTCGCGCTTCATCCAGTCGATTAAGTTTTGGGCAAGGGTGGGGCGCGGACTGCCTGAAGAGGTCATTTCCGAGCTTGACAAGCACGGAGTTACCTATGATGTAAACGGGACAACGCCACATGGAGGAAACAGCCTGAGAAGGATTAGGATTTGGCGTGTTCCTGACCACCTGGACATGATCGACTTTCACAATTCGATGGTAACATCTTGGAAGCGATTTGCCGTTACCATTTTGAAGAACGACCATACCTGCAAGTACCTTGGCCTTGCGCCAACAAAGGAGCAGGCCATTCGTCAACGTCAAATAATGGAAAAGTACAAGAAGCTATGAAGACCGTAAGGATAAAAGACATTCAGGGAACAGACCGCGAAGTGCATTGTCCACGCGGTGGGTTCATTAGTTACCGCACGCTGCTGGAGCGTGATGGAATGGGATTTTCCATGCACAAAACGGTGATACCAAAAGGAGCGCCACAGCATTGGCATTACAAGCACCATCTTGAAGCTTGCTATTGCATCAAGGGCAGTGGCGTGTTGACCAACCTTGAAACAGGCGATGTTTATACCGTTGAAGTTGATACGGTGTACGTGCTTGACAACAACGACGACCACACATTTCAGGCGCTTGAAGATACCGTTCTAATTAGCGTCTTTAACCCTCCGGTGACAGGTGGCGAAGTTCACCAGGCAGACGGATCATACTCACAAACAACAAACCAGCACGACTATGCAAACGGAAAATCAAATGACCACTGGGAGCGTTGACGGCGGATACGTTTCCCCTGTCTACAACGTACTTCGCGTTCCGCTTGAGAAAATCAAAGCGAACGATTACAACCCAAACTCTGTTGCGCCTCCTGAAATGGAGTTGCTTGAGACGTCCATTTGGGAAGATGGGTACACCCAGCCGATTGTAACCTTCTATGACAAGGACCAGGATACCTACATTGTTGTAGATGGTTTTCACCGATACACCGTAGGAAGGACATCGCAGCGCATCCGTGAGCGCGAGGGGGGAACGTTGCCAATTGTTGTCATCAACAAAGAGCTTGGTGACCGAATGGCATCAACAATTCGACACAACCGTGCTCGTGGCTCTCACAACATCGAACTGATGAGCAACATCGTTGCAGAACTTGTTGAGATGGGCAAAAGTGACCGATGGATTTGCAAGCACATCGGGATGAGCGTTGACGAACTATTGCGCTTAAAGCAAATTACAGGCGTTGCGGCCTTGTTTGCTAATCGCGACTTTAGCGATAGCTGGACAAGCGATGGGATGGAGTTTGATGACGCCGCGTACGAAGCGCAAATTGAAGGAGGAGAATGACGTCGATTTGGCATCCATATCATTCATGGGAGTGCTTCCATGCTGGGATGTATGATTACAGCGTGGGGCCTCCTATGGATGAAGGGAAGGAAATGTATCGCCGCTTTCTGTCTAACGCTGAGCTGTTTAATGAGCAGGCGCGGAGACTTTCATCGGAATGGCCGATTTCATGCGAACACTTTTTGACCAAGGATGCAATGAACAGGGTTGCATGGATTGGACAGGCGGCAATGTGCATCCATTCCGGATTGTCCAGAAGGTACAGGGGCGGGTTTCACTTGCTTGATGCCAAACAAAAAATTTCCGCCAATAGAATTGCCATTGAAGTTCTAACAGACTGGAAACATGAATACTCGCGAAAGAATACAGCACTACATTGGAACCTGGAAGCAAAGGGGATATTTGGATGACATACCTGATGAGGTGCCAAATGAACTTGCCGATGAACTACTTGCGCCGTCATACAAGGCAATAGCAATAGCGTTGCTTGAGAACGACATGCATCTGACGTCTCTAGGATACGAAGCAAAATTTAGCAAGTGGTACGATGTGTTAAAGAGGATTGAAATTGAAGCAAGGCCAAATAATCAACTAATGTTGTTTTAAGCACAACACAAAACTGAAGATGGATTGCTGATTTGTAAAAAAATGACTTTTATGAACAAGTTCTCAGTCTTCCGCGACATCAACAATGTCGACCAGCCCCACGACCGCGACATGGCGTGGGTCATTGACCGCATCCGCTCCGGTGGCAACCGTGCCCTCATCGAGCGCATCCGCACCATCGAGACCAAGGCCGAGCGTGACAAGCTCAAGAAGCAGCTGATGTCCATCTGCTTCTCCGGCACCTTCCTGCGCCGTGAGGACCGTAGCATCGAGCGGCACAGCGGCTACATGGTCGCCGACTTCGACCACGTCAGCGACTTGGAGGCGCTGCGCACCACCCTCTGCGCGGACAAGTACACGCACGTCCTTTTCACCAGCCCCAGCGGTGACGGCCTCAAGGCGGTATTCAAGGTGCCTGCAAACGCCAAGGAGCACAAGGCACGGTTCCGCGCCCTGATGGAGTACTTCAACAGGGAGGACTTCGACCCGAAGAACGGCAATTTGTCCCGTGTCTGCTACGAGAGCTGGGACCCGGACATCTACCACAACCCAGACAGCGATGTATTTACCGCCATCGTGGAGGACCAGCCATACCGGTTCGCCACCGAGCGCCCTCGCGTGGTCCTGCGCAGCGCAGACCGCATCATCGCCAAGCTGCAGAAGTGGAGTGACCGCCGGTTTCCCATCACCGAGGGGCAGCGCAATGACAACCTGTTCAAGCTGGCATCAGCAATGAATAGGTTTGGCGTAGCCAAGCTGTCGGCCGAGACGCACCTCAAGCAGTATGCGCAGGAGGGCTTCGACGTGGATGAGATCATGCGGGTGGTGGATAGCGCCTATCGTGACACCAGCGCACACGGAACGGAGGGCTTCAATGACGACGAGACGGAGGAGCACATCCGCAGCCGCTACCAGGCTGGCGCCTGTTTCGATGACATCGACCAAGAGGTCGAGCCTTTCATCAAGGACAAGGCAGAGCGGGCAGCCACTATCGAGGATGTCATCGGGGACGTGGACAGCAATAGCTGGTGGTCCAAGGACAAGCAGGGCAGGGTCAAGGTGGATAACTACAAGTTCAAGAAGTTCCTTGAGCTACATGGCTTCCGCAAGTTCTATCCGACGCCGGGGGGCATGTTCGTGTTCGTGCAGGTGTCCAAGAACCTCGTGCGCAACTGCTCCACGACCAACATCAAGGACTTCGTGATGCACTTCATCGAAGGCATCGGCGACCGTGCCCTATACAACTTCATGGCCGGGAAGCCTGGCATGTTCAAGGATGAATACCTGAATATGCTGGACGCGCTCACGCTGCCGTTCGCCCGTGACACAGCCACCTATGGCACGCTGTTCTACCTGAACGCAGCGGTTCGCATCTATAAGGGTGGCGGCGTCGAGCTGGTAGACTATGCCGACCTGGGGGCCTATGTCTGGGCAGATCATATCATACAGCGCACCTATGCCCATGACGCTATCGACGATGGCGAGTGGTGCCGGTTCGTGGAGCTTATCAGTAGCGAGAACATGGAGCGGGTCAAGGCACACCGCACCACGATGGGCTACCTCCTCCACGGCTACAAGGACAAGACCAACAACGTGGCCGTCATCTACAACGATGGCGTCCTCAATGAGAACCCCAACGGGGGGAGCGGCAAGGGCATCATCATGCAGGCCATCGGCAAGCTCAAGCGGGTCAGCATCATTGACGGCAAGACATTCTCATTTGACAAGGGCTTCCCATACCAGACGGTAACCGCCGACACGCAGATACTGCTGTTCGATGATGTGGGCAAGCGGTTCCAGTTCGAGCGGCTATTCAGTGCCATCACTGAGGGCCTTGAGGTGGAGAAGAAGAACAAGGATGCCGTGCGCATCCCTGTTGAGCTATCACCCAAGGTGGTTATCACCACCAACTACACGGTGCAGGGCAAAGGTGGCAGCCACGAACGGAGGAAGTGGGAGGTGGAAATGTCGCCGTACTTCAACGCTAACAGGAGGCCCAAGCAGGTGTTCGGTCATAACCTCTTCGAGGATTGGGATGAGCTGCAATGGCAGCGGTTCGACAATTACATGGTCAGGTCGTTGCAGATGTACCTTGAGCATGGGCTATACGAATGCAGCTGGGAGACGCAGCACATCCGCAAGTTCATCAACGAGACCAGCCCGGAGTTTTGGGAGTGGCTGGATGATGAGAGCAAGGAGCCGAAGCTGAGGCTGGGAGAGGTGCATTACCGGGCACAGCTGATGGAGGCGTTCGTGAAGGAATACCCGGACTGGGACCGGTTCAAGTACAACCTGACCGGCCGAAGATGGGCTATGTGGCTGGAGGCATACGGCGCTTTCAAAGGCTGGGAGGTGATGAGCGAACGGAACCAGAACGGGCATTACACCAAGTATGTGCTGCCTGGCACACCGAAGGAAGAGCAGGAAGTTGAAACCGACGAAGTACCATTCTGATGATCACCCTACGCCCATACCAGACCGACGCGGCCAAGCGCCTTGCCATCATCCTGCTTGCGCATCGCGTTGCCTACCTGCGCGGCGAAGTGCGCACCGGCAAGACGCTGACCGCCTTCCACACCGCGCAGCTAATGAGCATTCCTCGGATACTGGTGGTGACGAAGAAGAAGGCCATCGCCTCCATCCAGCGTGATGCCTCGGCCATCGGCGTGGAGGCCACCGTGACCAACTACGAGCAACTGCCAAAGCTCAAGGGCACCACCTGGGGACTGCTAATCGTGGACGAGGCCCACGGCGTAGGTGCATATCCCAAGCCATCCAAGCGGTTCAAGGACATCAAGCAGCTCACCTACCGCTACCTGCTGCTGATGTCAGGCACGCCATCGCCGGAGTCCTACAGCCAGCTCTACCACCAGTTCGCCTTGGCCCGGATGCCGTGGTCTGGCTACAGCAACTTCTACCGGTGGGCGGACAAGTACGTCAACGTGAAGGACAAGCGTGTCGGCACCGGCACGGTGGTCAAGGACTACAGCGATGCCCGCGAGGCCATCATCATGCGCGACATCAGCACGCTCACGGTCAACATCACACAGGAGCAGGCAGGGTTCACCACCGTCATCGAGGAGCAGGTCCACAAGGTGGAGATGCTGCCACGGACCTACCGCCTCGCCCGTCGCATCATGCGTGATGGGGTGGTGGGAAAGCCGGGGCGCAGGGTGGTGCTGGCGGACACCGCGGTCAAGCAACTGAGCAAGCTGCACCAGATCTACAGCGGCACGGTCATCACCGAGCATCACGGCGCCATCATCTTCGACAAGTCCAAGGCTATATATTGCCGGGAGACATTTCAAGGAAAGACCGCTATCCTATACAAGTTCCAAGCCGAGGGGGATATGCTGCGCGAGGCCTATGCCGGCAGGTGGACAGACAGCCCGGAGGAGTTCAACGCCACGGACAAGACCTACATCGGGCAGGTGCAGAGCAGCCGAGAGGGGGTCAACCTGTCCAGCGCGGACGACCTGGTGTTCTTCAGCATCGACCATTCAGCGCTCAGCTATTTGCAGGGAAGGGACCGTGCGTCGTACCTTGGTCGCGAGCGGGCCAACAGGGTCCATTGGATATTTGCCGCCCGCTCGCTGGAGCCGCAGATTTACAAGACCGTCAGGAACAAGGAAGACTACACCACCGCGCACTATCGGCGCGACAAACACCAAGACCTATGATTACGAAGCAGGACAAGTTCAACGCCAAGTGGAATGGACTGAAGGCTGGCAAATGGGCCGTCAGTCCATACGGAAGAATATTCAAGGTCGGACCTGTATCTGAATGGAAAAAAGAAGCAAGCGGAAGCATTACGGATAATGGCACTACTATCTATAGTGGTCCTGACCAAAAATGGGCGACAGGAATTAATGAAGTTCAGATTGGAGACATGTTCCAAGAACTTGTTAAGTCAATTCGTCTGACTCATGACTATTGAGAGTGCGGTAGGCATGAGCATCGAAGATGTTCATGCTCTGTATGAGCGAGATGGATGGACATGGTACCAGCCGTTCAGCGACTACAGAATAGTGTTCAATCATTTAGATGGCAGATGGGTTCGATATTACACCAGCCTGCATGAAGATGGAATTGAGCGCGTCGATGGAATTGATAACTATCATAACCCATGACAGAAGCACAATTTCAAGCGACCCTCATCAAGAGGTATGAGGCCGAAGGGTGGTATGTCACCAAGCTCATCCAATGCAACAAGACCGGCATGCCTGACCTGATGCTATGCAAGCCGGGCGAGGTCAAGTGGGTGGAGGTCAAGGCCGATAAGGGTCGCCTGTCTCCTGTGCAGGAGTACCGCCACGCCGAGCTGCGTGCCCGTGGCTTCATCGTTGAAGTAGTGCGCCCATGAACCTGCACCTCATCCAGCCACAGGAACTCTACGGCCCTGAAGAGAGGCAGGCCGAGCTGCGCTACTGCTGGGAGGCCAACGCCGCCATCTTCGACAAGGTCACCGCCATCGATGGCCGTCCGACCTTCTCCGAGATGTTCACCCTGTGCCTGCCCGGCTACGTCAACGTCATCGCCAACAGCGACATCTACTTCGACCACACCCTGACCGAGCAGGCGCACAAGCTGCATGCCGACGAGGTCTGGGCGCTGTCCCGATGGGACGACAAGGGCGGAGCCAACCTGTGGCCATACCACCGTGGAGACAGCCAAGACGCGTGGATCATCAGGGGAGGACCGTGGTCCGTGGATGCGCCGTACCCGATGGGAGTACCAGGCTGCGACAATGCCATCGCACATACCCTGCGAGTGATGGGCCTGACGGTCACCAACCCGTGCAGTAAGGTCCGGGCCATCCACCTGCACAACACCGGCTATCGCACCTATGGCGATGGCCGTGGCAAGCCTAAGACCTACAGCATCCCACCGCCATACGCAATGGTCCATCCGTCATGAGAATACTCCATCTCGCCATGGGCATGCCTGAGTTTGACAGGGCATGCACCGACCTCGGACACCATGTGGACCGCATCGACTGGGGCAAGCACTCCTACGCCGAGCGGCAGCTACTCCTGCTGGAGACCTGCAACCACGACGTGCTCTTCATGCAGCTCCAGAACCCCGATGTGGTGTCCAAGACAATCCTCAAGGCCATCCGTGACCGTGGCACGATGGTCATCAACTGGACCGGTGATGTCCGTGACCCCATCCCGCAGCACTATATCGACCTCGCTCCTCATGTGGACATCACGGCCTTCACCAACCTGCCCGACGTCATCGCCATGCAGGACCTTGGCTATGATGCGCGGTTCCTCCAGATAGGTTACGATCCCGACATCTACAACACCGAGGGCCGCATCACCAACAAGCGGCTGGTGGTGTTCATCGGCAATGACTACCGCGACAGGTTCCCGCTGAGCGAGGCCCGCCGTGAGAAAGTGATGGCGCTGCACAAGGCATTCCCCTCTGAGTTCGCTGCCTACGGCAAGGGCTTCGGCAAGATGCTGCTGCAAGGCAAGGATGCCACCGTCTACAAGGAGGCCCTCATTGCCATCAACCTGGACCACTTCCACCGCACAGGCTTCCACTCTGACCGGTACCTGCGCAGCATGGCCTGCGGTGCCTACACCATCGATGGCACCGCCCTGAGCGCCGATGCGCTGGTGGCTATCGTGCGCGAGGCGCTGGCAAACCAAAGGGAGACAGAGCGGCTGGGACTGCTGCAAGCAGAGGAGACCTTCAAGCTGGACCGCTGGCACAACCGCATCAAGACCATTGAGCAATGGCGAACATCCTTGTCCTGACAGGCTACACCGATAACATGGCCGAGGTGGGCGACCGCTGTGCTGCCAGCCAGCGTGCCTATGCCGAGCGCCGTGGCTACAAGCATGAGACGGTGCGCACCTATCACGACCGGACGCATCCCAGCCATCAGAAGCTGGAGTTCATCACCGAGCGCATCGGCCAGTACGATGGCATCATGTGGATGGATGCCGACAGTTACGTCACCGGAGACATGGACCTTGAGCCGCTCCGCTACGGCCAGCAGATTATGGACATCAGCATCGACTGGTGCGCACCGATGCCGGACGACCTGACCACCACCTACGTCAGCGCCGGTAATTTCATCGTGTGGAACAAGCCCAGCACCGTCTTCTTCCTCGACATATGGCGCAGTCATTCTGAGCGGTTCGCTGTCCGGCAGGCCTGCTGCTGGGAGCAGGATGGTCTGCGCTCTGCCATGAACGCCATCCCCACCTTCAACGGGCGTGTCCGCCGCCATCCGCGCCGTACTTTCAACGCCGTCCACCATACCTGCGTCAACCGCAACTTCCCCGACAGCGCACCGATGCCATGGCAGCCCGGTGATTTCATCCTCCACCTGACCAACGTGGACAGGCTGGCAATCCTCAACAGCCTATGAAGACCCTGCCTGATATCATTGACCTGACCCCGTTCGTCCCCTCATGGCACGAGCATGGGTCCTGCATGGACCGCCGCCATATCCTGTGGCTCCAGTATCTGCTCATGCGCACCGGCGTCCAGCGCACCCTTGAGATAGGCGTCCACACCGGTGCGTCATCCTCCGCGTTCATCGCAGCCAAGGTACCCGACGCTCACTTCGCCGACATCACCCGGACCATGGAGGCCGTCCGCGTCATTGGCGACCGTGGCACCTTCCATCAGCGGAAGGGAGTTGAAGTGCTCATTGATGAGCAACCATTTGACCTGGTGCTCGTCGATGGTGCCCACGACGTTGATAGCGTGAGCGAGGAGATAGCCGCCCTGCGCATCAATGAGCCGCGCATCATCGTGGCCCATGACGTGGGCAGCAGCGCCGCAGGGTATGCCCATTGTGAGGGCGCTCGACTGCTGTGGGACCATCTGGTGGAGGATGGCTGGCTCGTCACCGTGGACCATGCCGACAGGCCCGCAGAGGCCACCAAGCGCGGTATGCTCGTCGCCACCCGCGACCCTGACCTGCATCAGATAGCCCAAGAGACATGGCTCATGACCACCTGAGCATCCACGCTGCTGGCCCGATGGCTCACAATGTCATAACCCCACAGGTTCGTCCCAGTCTTGATGTCCGTCAGGCACACGCTGCCGTCCGCCACGTTGATGGGGACCGCCTCGAAGCCTGCCGCCCGGATGGTGCAGTGGCTATCCTGGTCGAGACCCTTGAGGCGCGTCGGTGTCCACAGCCGAGGCACAGCACCCAGCACCGCCCTGCTGACCACACGCCCCGCGCCATACAGCAGCGTGTCGCCACGGTCCCATCTCATCATGCAGGACCGTCTGGTGGCCGTGTCGTAGAAGCCGCACGAGCCGGGGAAGATGTAGTCCGCCTCGCTATTGATGACCGCCGTCAGGTAGGCCGGGTTGATGAAGTCGTCGCTC